AGGACCCAGTTCTTCAGCTTCATCGCCTTGCATAGCATCCATAATGATTTTATGCAATTGTCGACCAAAGCGTAACAACTTGATCGTTCCATTATTTTCAGGGTTAACTGGATCATTCACCACGTACACGTTGGCCACCCAATTTTCACGCCTCAAGATCTTACTCGCCCTTTCCTTTTCTTCATCTGTCCCGGTCTTTGACAAACGATACCGAGTTTCTGAGATTGGATCCCTTTCACCCCATGTATTAGGACTGATAAGACTCAAATATTGTCCTGTTGAAAACGAATTCCATCCATGTGTGTAATAATGGTAAAATGTTTTCGATGGGTTTTCAATATTTGGAATAAGCCGAACAACATATGTGTTGCCAACTTCGGTTCTTAAAAACTGACCTCTTGAAGAAGAGCCAGAATCTTGTGTCATTGCATTTTTAATGCTTTCGAACATGTCGTTAATATTTGCCATAGTTTTGTTTCGTTATTTTTCGTTATTTGCACAACAACGCTCGTCGTTATACATATATTAATTATGCTTCGCTGCTTGTTTTATCAATGGGTCTTACACAAATTAAATATTTTATCAAAATATTCCTTCGTTTTCTTGTCAGCATTATAGAATTTAACGCGGTTCCTGTCAATATCATCATAAGTATCGGATATTAAATGTTCTCTCATTTCTTTATCAACAGATTTAAATTGTGTTTCAAAATCTGTAAACATAAACATTACATAAATTGATACATTCCCGTGTTTTAAATGTTCAAAAAATGCATTTATATACCCTTCCTTGTAACTTGGATATGATAAAAATTTAATTTTGTGCTCTTTACAGAATTTTAAGATGAATTTAGTGGATTCTAAAAAATGATTTTTAATATCATCCGAATTAATGTCTTGTCTGTTTAATTTCTTGATATATTCTCTGTATAATTTAACAGCTTTTAAGGATGTATAAAATTGTAGATCAAATTTAACTGCATCTGTGTAAATGTAATACGGTGCAGCAAAAAATATGTCAATATTTATCTTGTTATGTTGTTTGAAAAAGTTAGCTAGCTTGAGTAATATTGTTTTGGTAGATTCATCTAGATTGGTAAAGTTTTTTCTGAACTTAAATGGTTTGTTCTGATGTTTTTTATAACTAGCTAGATGCTTGTTGTATATTGTTTGTTCAAAATCGTTCACAGGATAAAGTATAATTGAAAATCTTTACGTTATCAACGTGCGTTTTTTGCTGTTGATATATTTCATTATGTATTTACTCTTATATAAGGTTGGCTCAAAAAATAAAAATAACTGAACACATTGGTAATCTGTGTCTATATCAAGCAAGTCTTTGAAAAACCCTCGAAGCTTTGGGTCTTGCAAAATCATAATAAAGATATTTGGAATATTAACCTTTTTATTGTGTAAAATTGACACGAATGAACAAAATCCCATAAAGGTATATGCAACTTCTTTGGTATATGTTGATTCAACTGGGTTTGTACTATTTAACTTCATAATTCGTAAACCTTTTTGATAAGGATAGAAATTCATCCGTTAATTTACCACCAGCTGCACTTGCATGACCTCCTCCATTACATAATACCTTTGCTAGTTTTGCAACATTTATATCACATTCTTTCGATCTCCTAAAACTTACAGATTTTGTCCGTAAGTTTACAATAAAACATATGTCAACTCCATATCGATTAATAACTTCATAACCAACTTCATTAATATTGTGGTCGCAAAATACACTCATTACCTTTGCTTGTTTTTTTCCAATTGGTAATGATGCAATATATATGTTTTCTGGACTAATTGCATCGTTAATACGTTTTTGAGCAATATTAATCATGTTGATTTGTTCTCTGTTAAAGGGGACAAACCCGTTTTGATATAATTCGGTAAATTTTTGAACCCTATCACCAGTCATACTCCATAATACAACATTCAACCCGACCGTTTCTGAATGTTTTAATGTATAACTATCATAGTCGTCAACTAATGTTATAAACTTTAATTGTGGTTTGGTAAATTCTGCCCTTAATAGAGGGTTTATGGCAATAAAATGTTGGAAAGTTAATTTGGTCGCTGATGTGCATGTTACATCTATTACAATCTTAGCGTTCTTATATTTCTCATCGTAACTCTCCAAATGATGATCAATAATGGTAACATTTTTATGATCTAACAAATCAGCATGTTGGGATACATCAAGATCCGTAATATAAACATTATCGTAATCAGTTAGTTTATGGTTTTGTAACCAGGTTAACAGGTTTTCCCTAAAATTTGTAACTGTAGTTGTAATATATGGTGTTTTTGATCCAAGACACCATTTAGCCAACATCAAACAACCTATACCGTCTAAATAAGCATCTGTAAAAATGAAATTTCTTTCGGACATTATTATTAATTAACTTGTTTTATTGTAGATTCAACTAGTTTCCTAATAATTCAATAGCGTTAACAACATTATACGATAAATCATTAATGTTTTGCATGTTACCGTCTGTGATTGTTAAAGTTGGATAGTTGATACTGAATTCATGTGTGCCGTGATTGGAACCAAATCGGTTCTTCATCTTACCCATACGAATAATATCTAAATCTTTATCTTCAGGTGATTGGAACACCGAAAAAATTGCATCTGCTGTCATAGCTAACCCCATACTTTCACTGATTGTATCCAAACTAGGGTTTTGCGTATCATAACCAGTCCGGTTTAACTGGGTTGCCGATATAAGAGGGCATGAATAAGTATATGTAAGAGCTCTTGATTGTTCACCAACATACTTGACACGTTCATAACTGTTATTGCCAATAGGTGAATAAATCAAATTAAGATAATCTACAACAATAGCATCAATTTTAACTCCAGCTTGAGCAATTTTACTAATAAACGAACGAAGTTGAGGAACTGTAATGGTACTTGGTGGAAATTCTTTAATTAATAACCGGCTTTTAGGGTTGTTATCTTTAAATTGTTGTAAACTTATTCTTAATGCATCCGTTTCATGTTTTAAGGAATTAACTTCAATCCCTGATATATTACTTGCTAATCGCCTTGCATACATCATTTCTGACATCTCTAATGATATCAATAATACTGTTTTACCTTGTTTAGCTATATTGCAAGCTATATTACCTAGAACAATCGATTTACCGATATTGGTTTCACCGGCAAAAATATACATTGCCCTACCATTAGCTAGAAAACCACCATCAAGTTGGTGATCCAACCACTCTAAACCAGTCGATATTACAGGTTCTATTTGTGTTAAATCGTTAATTAATGGGTTAACGTCTTGTAGAAAGTCGTATCCCATATTTAACGTTAGATCAATACCGGTACACCGTTCAAATTTTTCGTAAATTAATGATGGGTCTATGTTTCCAGCTGAGCAATCATTTGCTACATCCATCATTGTATGATATACCGCTTTTTCCTTGAGAAACCGTTCTGTATTGCTTATTAGTTCATCTTCATTAATAGATGTATCTATATTTTTAATCGATTTAAGTACATTCTTAAAAGAAGCCCGGAGTTCTGGTGTATTACATAATGCTAATATTTCGGTATTGGTAGGAACCGTCGATCTCCGGTTAAAAAATCCTTTTATTAGTTGGTAAACAGTAGTTATGTTTTTATCATTAAAAAACCGTGGTTCAGCATGTTCAATAACCGAAGATAGATAACGTGAATCGGTTAAACATTTGTGAACCACGACCTTTTCGAAAAAATCAAGATCTAGTTGGTGTTTAGTCATTAAAATTGATTATATAACACTAACACATATAATCAAGAATTCAATTCGTTAAGGATCCATCGATAGGTCAACTGTAAACCTTCTTTTAATGGGAATTTGGGTTCCCACCCTAGTTTTTCCTTGATTAAAGTGTTATCACTGTTACGTCCACGAACACCGGTCGGGGCATCTAACTTGTGTTTAACTATAACCCGTTTACCAGAAATGGATTTTAACATTTTTATCATTTGATTAATAGAAACCATTTCATCAGACCCAATATTAACCGGTCCTTGAAAGTCGGAATCCATTAATTTTCGGATCCCTTTAATACATTCATAGATATATAGAAATGACCTGGTTTGCTCACCGTCTCCCCATACTTCAAGTTCGTCATTGTTATTTGCAATAGCAAATTTTCGACATAATGCAGCTGGAGCCTTTTCTCTCCCACCATCAAAGGTGCCACCCGGGCCGTAAATGTTATGGAATCGTGCGATTCGAACAGGAATTCCGTGATTTCTATTGTAAGCTAAATATAGCCGTTCACTAAATAGTTTTTCCCATCCATATTCACTATCAGGATTAGCTGGGTATGCACTATCTTCAGCACAATTAGGATTATTTGGGTCTAATTGATTGTGTTCCGGGTACATACATGCAGAACTACTGTAGAATATTTTTGTATTTCGTGGAACATACTTGGTTTCGAAATTTCTTGCATTATTATACCATTCAGTTTGAACAAATTCATTCAAATCAACCATCGCTTTAAGAATATTAAGGTTAATTGAAGCGGAATTTTGCATTACATTTGCATCGTTTTCTCCGGTAAAGATATAACCAGCTCCTCCCATATCTGCAGCAAGTTGGTAGATTTCATCAAATTGTTCTTGATATTGCACCGGGGTACTAGTGTAAAAACTACCAGTTCGAATAATTCTATTGACAAATCCAAAATCTGTTAGATCACCAACAACAAATTCATCCGCATCTGTTTTAGCAAACTCCGGTTCTTTTAAATCAACACCACGAACCCAATATCCTTCTTTTTTTAATTGTGTAACTAGGTGGCTACCAATAAACCCACCGGCTCCACATACTAAAGCTGTTTTCATATACCAATATTATAGTTGCTCTTATTAAATCAATACCATAAATGGATTATTGCTATTAAAATAACCAACACATTCAATTGAATCCTTTATTTCATAAATTACCCCATCTGTTAAAGACTCCCAATCTGGAAGTTTAACGGACGAAAATGATGTATTCTTACAAAACAACGTACTACCTTGTTTAACAAGATAAATTCTACCCGACTCTGCGTTAAATATCCAACATGAAAACGTTCCATGAAGTAAATTACAAACATTTCGAATTGCGGTCACTTCATCAAAACCAGTTTCACGGGCTAACATAGCTGGAATATAGCTACTATCTACTTTACAGTCATGATCTTCAAGTAGATGTTTATAATCATGTAAGACTCCGTTATGTGCTACAATCCAAGGACCGTATTGGAATGGGTGGGATGTTGATATTGTAAATTCTCGAACAGAGCTAGTGGGTGCTTGGTCATGAAACATGTAATATTTGACGAATTTTTCATTAAATGCGAACGAATACGGGTATGGAATTAGACTTTCTATTTCTTTCCCGCCTTGTTTTTTAACAGCATATTCATTATTCTTCATTACACATAATGAACCTACCGCAAAACCACCACGATCATGGTTAGCTTCAAAAAGAGTGTTGATCTCTTCTTTATTAGATGTTCCAAATATAGCACACATAATTTATAAATAATGATAAATGAAAGACCGCGATAATCAATTTCTTTTTGAATCATATATCCAATCTCTTGAAGAAGGCCGGAAGAAAAAATACGGTGAACGTGTAAGAAAAGAGATAACGGATCCTAACACTGGTGAAAAACGTACAGAATCATATTATGAAATGATGATGAGGTTAAAAGGTAAAGGAGAGGGTCCCAGATCAAGAGAAACCCGAGCCAGAAAAGAAAAAACTAGCCAAAAAGTTAAATTAACTGGAAGAACATTTAAACCTGGTGAAAATGCATATAATGTTCCATTAAAAGGTGTTCAAAAGGATATTATTAGATATGTTGAAACTGAACCAGCAACTAGTAAAGAAATTATAGCTTTTGCCTCTGAATATATTGATAAGGATATGGCAAAAAAGGTTGTAGAAGATATGGTTGTTAGTGGATTATTGGATGAATATTTTGAATCTGACGGAGATTCCACTGACTATACAGAAGGACCTGTAGATTCAATTGAACCTACAGCTATGTTAGATACGGAATATGGTGTAGAAGATGATTTTGAAGATTATTAATAAGCTCCTCGTGTTCCTTCTTTAGTGTATAAAGGATTTGTTGGGCAAGGCTTACAATTATGTTTTTCCCAAAAATCCTTTAAATTTTCTTTATATGGTTGTGGGTCAATATAACCAGCTTCTGCAAATCCTTTGATTCTTAATGATGAACTTGGTGTGGTTACACTAGCTATTTCATCCCCACTATAACACGTATAGGTGTTTGCGAAATCTACATGTGATTTAATACCTTGGAGAACAATGTCTCTCTTATCGTAAGCAAGCAGTGGACACACTACATTGATTTGATTTTTCCTATTGAGAGCAACAAGCTGATTAAGCGCATCCAAGAATTCTGGACTACCGTCCCAATACCCTGCTAAACTATCAACTTTAGTAGCCCCATGATAAACGGTATTAGCACCAATACCCTCTGCATAAGCACATGCAATTGAAAGAAACAATTGATTTCTAAATGGTACATAACTTACAGGTTGAGCTTCTCCAACCATATCCTTAACATCCGGGTTATCAATATTCAGATTTGTAAGTCAACTAGTTGGAGCAATATCTTTTATGAATGAAACATCAATAATTTTGTGAATAATTGATTCACTAAATCGACCTCGGCTAAATGCAATTAATTTAGCTTGTTCAATTTGTCTTTTAGCACACTCAATTTCCCGGATATGTCTTTGACCGTAATCAAATGTAATTAAATGGATTTCATCATGGTGGAATTGTACCATTCTTAACATTACTGATGAATCCATTCCACCAGAAAATGGCATAACAGCTTTAGTTGTACTCATATAACTATATTATGAGAGATCCTAATATTTACCACAATAAAAATCATTGATTATTAAATAGTCCATCTCCGAATTATTCAAAACATGCATGGCATCCGCAATAGTATTCAAAATCGGTTTTCCGGCTATATTAAATGATGTGTTAAGTAATACTCCATGACCAGATTTCTTCTCAAATTCAGTTAATAAATCATATAACCATTTGTTCTGTTCTCTTGTAACGGTTTGTACACGAGCTGTACCATCAACATGTGTGATAGATGATAGTCGATCACGCCATTCTGGTCTTACATTGGGACAAAACAACATATGTTGTGATTCCTTATCCCATTCAAAATATTTTGATACATCTTCAAGTCGAACTACCGGGGCAAATGGTCTGTACCATTCCCGGTGTTTTACTTTTTGATTGAGAATGTCTTTCATTTGTGGGTATGATGGGTCACACAAAATTGATCTGTTCCCTAATGCTCTTGGACCATGTTCACATCTACCACGAACAACACCAAATATTTTACCATCTTTTAATTTATCTGTAATATCATCAAATGTTACACGATATGTAT